CTTACGGGCCTCGATTGAAGAGTTCCAGAAGAACTGTAGGTTCATATTCACGTGTAACTTTAAGAATAAAATAATAGAACCATTACATAGTAGAACAACAGTAATTGATTTCAATGTCCGTGGAAAAACTAAACAAAATCTTGCAGCATTGTTCTTCGAGCGATGCAGAGATATCCTTACCAGAGAGGAGGTACGGTTCAATGATAAAGTGGTTGCCACAGTTGTCCAAAAGTACTTCCCAGATTTCAGAAGAACACTCAACGAACTCCAAAGATATAGTTCAACAGGTTCTATCGATACTGGAATCCTCGCAGCGTTAGGTGATGCTAAGATAGATTCTCTTACAGAGTATCTAAAGCATAAGAAGTTTAATGATGTTAAGAAGTGGGTTACTCAGAATATAGATAGTGACCCTACTGCTATAATGAGGAAACTGTACGACAGTCTTTCTACTATTATGGAAGGTCCAAGTGTTGCTGCTGCTGTACTTATCATTGCAGAGTATCAATACAAGTCTGCTTTTGTAGTAGATCAAGAGATTAATCTTTTGGCATGTTTAACACAGATTATGTTGGAGTGTGAATTCAAATGATTGATGATGATGTAAAGATTACTATCAACCTTAATAAGTTGGTAGAGACAAGAGCAAAACTCCAAAGTCAATATGGAGATTACTCTAGTAAGATATGCAAGGGTGAGTACCTTGATGAGAATGATATTGATAGAATTGCATCTGGATTAAGAGATACTCTAACATGGGATACATTGTACTATATGATTGATGATGCCATCTTAGAATATCTGGGTGTAAAGGAAACTCATTACGGTGAGACTGCTGGTAATGAACCTGCTGCTACCTATGAGAAGAACAGACAACAGTTTAAGATGGTTAAATTAGAATCTCCATCATGGACAATTGAGGTTCCAGTGAGGAAAAAGAAATGAGACAATTAGACAACCCAAAAACAAAATTGTATTATCAATTTAAGAATTTTGTCTTGTCTAGATCCTTTCCTTGGTACATGTATGAACAGCAACAGAGTGATTCTTTTCATAAATCGGATCCTCTTGCAAAGACTAAGTTCTATCATCCATCTATGAATTTAGATAAGATGGGACATGCTAGAACTTTTATACATGGTTTATTAGGAAGACCAACATTCAATGAACCTTATTCTCAACCAGAAAAATATTTTGAACATGCTTTAGAAGTGTGTAAAGAAATTTTTAATCATAATCAGTTTAGAATAAATTCATTTTTAAGGATGGCTGTTAACATGGTTTTCCCTGATCCTAATATTGATACTACATATATTCATGTAGATCATCATCATGAGCATCATAATATGTTAATATACTTAACAGATGCTGGTGGTGAAACCATAGCGGAAAGTGGATACCATGATCCCAAAGAAGATGACATAGTTATCTTTGATGGATATCATACCCACAATGTACCAAAGACAAAACCGAGAGTGGTTCTTGTCGCAACTTTTATTTAATCATGTCAGACAAAATCACTAAAGCAAGGAACCAAGTTAAGTCCAGATTCTATTATATATTCTGGGGTGTAGCAACAGTATCTGTAGTATTTGGACAACTATATGTTGGATCTGGATATAGGATGTTTGCTAGATCATTAAATAGAATATTCGATACTATCGAAGTAGAAGTAGGTCAAGATTACAGGAGGTATTACTAATGATTATAGTATTCATTATAGTAGGTTTACTATTCTTTGTTATGGGGTATGGTATTTACCTTACCTTCGGTCCTGGAAAGAAAGACTTGCGTGATCCTATTGACGAGCATGCTAAAATGCATGAGCTAGGAATAGCACACGGTCATACACCAAAGGGGATCATTAAAAAATGAGATTAACTCAAGAAGTTATTGACAAGATTGCTGTCCTCATGCAACACACCAAAATGAATGGTGATGTTAATTGGAAGGATGGTGATGAGATAGATGTCTGCTTAGGTGGGCATTTTGCTGGTGATAAGTTTATTAGTATTATAAACAGAACACGCAGCAACACTACCAAGAAATGAAAACCTTAGAAGATTATTTCTTTATTGGTTTAATACTTCTTGATGAGTTTATAAAGAGAACTCTAATGGGATTGTATTACACTTGGCAAAAATTTGACTACTGGAATTTTAATCGCAAACTACCTAAATCATGAAATCATTGAAAACCCCTCTTCGTTATCCAGGTGGTAAGTCACGTGCTATCACAAAGATGTCACGATATCTACCAGAGATGAGTATGTACAATGAGTACAGAGAACCTTTTCTTGGAGGTGGTTCTGTTGCTCTATACATGACAAAACAGTACCCTCATTTGAAGATATGGGTAAATGATTTGTATGAACCCTTAGCAAATTTTTGGCAAACATTACAACATGAAGGCAATGAAATTACGTCCAGACTCAGAACTTTTAAAACAGCATACTCTACTCCAGAAAAGGCAAAAGAACTTTTTTTGGAAAGTAAGGAATTGGTTAACGATACCTCAGCCAGTGTCACCACTCGTGCTGTTAGTTTTTATATTGTTAATAAGTGTTCTTTCTCTGGTCTTACCGAATCGAGTTCCTTCTCCAAACAAGCCAGTGAGTCCAACTTCAGTATACGAGGCATAGATAAGTTACCAGAGTATTCAAAGTTAATACAGCATTGGAAAATAACCAATCAGTCTTATGAAGATTTACTGACTGATAATAAGAATGTCTTTACTTATTTCGATCCTCCATATGAGATTGGAATACCTATCTATGGTAAAAGAGGTGCAATGCATAAGAATTTTAATCATGATATGTTTGCAGCAGATTGTGATGGACATACTAACCATCAGATGATATCATATAACAGTACTCAGGTTATACGAAATCGATTTAAAGATTGGTATGCTGCTGAGTATGATTTAACTTATAGTATGCGTTCTACAGGTGATTATATGAAAGAGCAAGCAGAACGTAAAGAACTAGTTTTAACTAACTATGCCATATGATGATCGTTATCCTCTTAAGGATTATTTGAACAGTATTAATTTCAACAAGGAAGATCTTATGCAAGATGATCCTGGTTGGGAAAAGAACTACTCTCCTTATGTCATTAACAAATGTATGTCTCATCATATGGACACACTAGCATTTGCTAATGAGATGAATCGTTATCCTAACTTGGATAAGAAATTACAATATTCATTTTATCTAAATACAGTGAGACCTAAGAAGAGATTCTCTCCTTGGGGTAAGAAAGAAAAGGTGAAAGATCTTGACCTTGTGAAAAAATACTATGGTTATAGTAATGAAAAAGCAATTCAAGCCTTAAGGATCTTAACTCCAGACCAACTTAATTACATTAAAGATAAACTGAATAAAGGAGGTAAGAAATGACTGAAGTTGAAGTCCAATGGACTAAAGACGATATGGTAGAAGTGAGTTTGAAAGAACCAGATGATTTTCTGAAAGTTCGTGAAACTCTTACTCGTATAGGTGTTGCTTCTCGTAAGGAAAAGAAGTTATATCAATCTTGTCACATCCTTCATAAGAAGGGACAGTATTACATAGTACATTTTAAAGAACTATTTGCTTTAGATGGTAAGAAAGCAAATCTTTCTGATAATGATCTACAAAGAAGAAATAGAATTATAAAATTATTATCAGACTGGGGGTTAGTTAACGTTGTTAAAGAATCTGCAATTGTTAATGCAGCACCTCTTAGTCAGATAAAAGTTATTGCCTATAAAGAAAAGGGTGAATGGACTCTTGAGTCTAAGTATAATATTGGTAAGAAGAAGCAACCTACAAGTGTATAAATAGGGCCAGTTGTTAAAAACATATGGCTGAAGAAATCCTAGATGATAAAGTAGAAGAGGTTGTCGAGGAGAAGAAGAAAGGAATCTTTGGTAAAGCTAAAGATGCTCTTCTTCCAGATCCCGATGAACAAGCTGCAATCATCTCAACAATGGTCAGGATCACTGTGTTGGCCTGGTCTGGTGGAATACTGACTTTGAACTACGTTGCTATACCAGGTGTTCCGCAACAAAAAATTGATCCAACTTTTATAGCTTCGGTGTTTACTGGGGTTTTAGCTAGCTTCGGAATTCAGACAGCCAGCAAGAAAGGTGACGGCACTATGAAGATGAATGGTAACGGCAACGGTGGTGGTAATGGTGGTCCTGCTCCTGCTACTGCAAAGGACATTGAAGCAATCATTGCTAAAGCTGGTCCTACTCAAACTATTCGTATCGAACAAGCACCTCTTAAAATAATTGGTGTCTCAGATACTGATAACAAAGAACCTTACAAACTTTAGAGTCATGCAAAAAATTATAAATGGAATCGCTATTGCAAGTGGTGTTGTATCTATCACCCTCGTTGGTACTGTTGGGGTTGTATATCTCAATAAGGATGCTATTATCGATAACATCAAAAAACAAGCAATTGAAGCAGTAACAGGAGGTCTCGGTGGTGGTGCTATAGGTGGTGCTCTCACAGGAGATGTAGGTCTTCCTGCACCTCAAGCAGCTGCACCTCAAGGTGCTAGTCTAGGTCTTCCTGTTCCTGGCGGATTCTAATGGACTTACAAAAGATTGCATCTACTGGTACAGCAGTTGTTGTAGTCGGTACTGGTACAGTAGTCGGTGGTAATGTTGCCATCGACAACTATACTGGTGGTCCTGAAAAAAGAGAAACTGCAAAGGCAGAACAGATAAGACAGATAGTAGCAGAAGAAGTATACTATCAATTGCTTAAAGCATACCCACCTCAGACTGGTAATGTAAAAGGATACAAACCACCAGTTCAAGATTACAAACAACAGATACCAAAATAGTTATGGACAAGGATATCGATCTAGAACAGAGTACTCAGATAGCAGCTCTGGAAAAAGACATAGA